TGACACCGTATCATGACATCTGCATAAGTTTCCCCGATGTCGATATAGATGTCTTCTATAGTTTCCCAAACTAAGATGCTGTTTACATCAGATATTCTTGTTCCAGCGGGAACAAGAATTGCACTATTTTGCGCTTCTGAAATATAGAACCGCTCTGTGCTTATTGCCGCTTGCTCTAAGGGCCTTTCTATGTCGTCATATAAAGTTAGGCCTAACTCGTCTAGATTCTCACCATTAGCCTTGCTTGGAAGATTCTGATTTCCGGTGTAGTTGTTTAAAACTCTTTCTTGAGTCATTATATGAGCAACCCACTGTATGTGTAATCTTTCCGGGCTTGCTGGTTGAACAGTTATTTCGGTTATCTCCTCATAATCAGATATGAGGTCAGAGAGAAGCGCACCGGCGTCAGTATCGACGAATTGATGTTCGTTGTTTTCATTCATTGATATCCACCTCCACGATAGCTTTTAATTTTCCCGGCATATTCACATCCGCCTCAACCTTGATATTTAGAACTTCTGCTCGTGGCTCAAACTCTTCGATTGCATCTTTCATATCTGCGATAAATAAGGGCTTTACCACATTGATAGGTCTATCTTTAAAATGATTATTAAGTCCGAAGTTTCGATACAGAGGCACAGAACGCTTAAATGTTGCAAAAATTATTCGGATGTTTTGCAGTACAGACTTTACGGTGTCTGTCTCATTCAAAGAAATGCTTTCAACATCTTCTGTACTAACAAAGTAACTCATCTAATCACCCCCTTAAATATTCCAGCAGGTCAAGGGAAACTGTCGCACCGGTCATATTCCCTTTTCCATCAAATGTTCTTAGTTTTATCTTATGATTGATAATCGTCCACTTATGCTTCCCGTATATTTTTTCGCCAAGAACGAAGGTTAAGGGAGTTCCGCTTCGCTCATAATCCCATATCTTGATTATGTCCACCATTGGGTCCACACCAAGATATAGAGAAAGTTCAATATCAAAAGAAAATTTATCTGCGTCGATGCCTGTAAATTCTGTCAACGCATGGGTTAAATGTCTTTTGTGCTCGGCATGTCTGGCCGATCCAGACCATACTGCATTATTGATCGTTTTTATTTCATCGGAGGACACCTTAAAGACGATGTCCCCGAGGCATCCTATCTGCGCCATGTCATATCACCCCTATAATAAATCCATCGCCATTGAAGACCGGTAAGTACAGAACTAAAACCGTGTCATTCACACGAGGCATCCAATGTGCAGTAATTCCCGTATGAGTGTGCTGACCGTTTATTTCCGTATTTCCGCCCCCGATTACAGCGTGTGAATGGTTACCATTAACTTCGATAGAAAGGGCCGTATTTGGCTGTTGCAACACATGCAGCGAGCCAGACACGAGCCCCTTATCCTCAAATATCACGCGAGCAGTTTGCTTCGCCTCGTCAATTGAGCTCACAGTACCTATTCGCACCAAGTTCGCTAAAATGTTTTCTCCTGCATTCATACATTCCCTCCATTCTTGTCACTGCAGAATAAGATCCTGAAGCCTCATGGCAGCCGTCACTTGCCCGTTGATACCGATTACTACTCTTTCGCCCTTAATTTGAATGACATCATACACATTCTTATAAACAAAACTCGCCAATCCAACCCCGGAATAATTCTTTGCCCCAGGTTTAACTTTTACCTTACTGCCGACTTTAATTCCCGGATTTCCCGCTACCTTTGCAGAGGAAGACTCGGATTGTGCATCATGCGCAAGCACATGGCGAAGTCTGATTTGTGTTGTGTAACCTCCAGTGCTGCTCAAAATGTGCGAAGCCTGCTTTACAATATACTTCCCGTCCCAAGCTCCCCATCCCGAAAGTCTAATCGTCACTCCTGCGCAAATATCCGGATTGCCCGGGACAGTAAATGTGGCGGTGTACTCATACTTATTTTTCAGCCGCAAATACTTTTGAGCCAGTGCCTGTGCTTCGCCTGTGCTACTTACTTTGGCTTGGATTTCGAGCGTCTGATTTCTTTTGTTCTTCGGGTCATAATCTTCCGCATAGGCCATCCCTTGTATAGCTTTGCCCGTTGACGGATTAACATAGCTTACTCTGCATGCGGCATACTTCTGGTCTGCTTCACCAGTTCTTATTTTGTACCGGGTATAACCTCCTTTTGCTCCTCGTGTAATTGTTAGGATTGAAGGCTTTTTCTCGTAGTTTGCTTGATCGAATAGAATTATGAAATTATTGAATACCTTTAGGGATATCCCTGCGGCATGACACAGTGTAGAAAGGAAGGCTATATCGCTCGTCGTGATTTGCTCGACTCGCTGGTAATAAGGATCGTGCTCTGACTCATACATACAAGTCATTCCATTTTCCAACGCTATTTCTTTTGCGATTTTCGAAAGATAGTAAGACTCCCATGCTTTACTTTTTTTTGTTTGCCTTGCTTGAGAATTGAAGGGCAGGGCAGTGCCTTTAATCATTATGCTTGAAGGTGGTCCATCGGCCTCTATACTGTCAAGCTCGAACTGCCCGCAGTCCATGATTTTATCTTTGCCGTCACCGGCCCAATTCTTTTGAATAAAAGCGGCTTCAATTTTCAGACCCTTAACGGTATTAGAAGTTGAGGCGGCTGCCTGTATGGCATTGTTGAGCCATTTAGTGAGCCATACCTCATTCCGATCTTCTATTAAAATTTGAAGATCATCGGCTTCGTCTTCCTCGCAGTCTGTGTAAGTCATAGATATAAAATACTTGCGCAAGGATTTGGAGATATTTACGCCGTCAAAAAATACCTCCACATCCGTGCGTCTTGATATGTCTTTACTGCTCATCGTACTGCCTGCTTCCAAGGGGGCAGTACATCCGAAGTCTCGCCCTGGATCTCAGGCAAGGTCAGGACAATTCCAGCCGGGAAAATATACATGTCGATATAATCTAAATTCGCATTCATAAGCTTATCGACATGTAAAGCATCCCCAAGCTCATTGTGGGCTACGGCATCCCACATATCGCCCTGTTTAGTTGTGTATGTCTTCATGTATAAGCCCTCCTTGCTCGATCAATTTTTGCATCCTCAATAATTTCTAGCACCATATCCTTAATATCGACACTGTGTCCTCTAAGAGTATTCTTGATTTCGTCAGAGCTTCCGATGCCAGAGATCTCATAATGAGGCGACACAGTCAAATTTATAGAGCCGAAGCCCCTGTCTTCGAAGTGCGCAGAAACGGCTGCAAATCCCGGCCCTTTAATGCTCATGGCAGCAAGTCCGGCTCTTGCAATATCGCTAAATGAGGACTGCAAATAGGGAATCATTCCTTCCGCTCCTTGTATGTAGCCTTTGATGGTTTCTTCTCCGCTTTTAGCTGCCTCATCGCTGAGGTTCATATCCTCGACCGAAGTTTCGAATTCCGTTTGAAGTCTGGCCAAGCTGTCTGCAGTAAGCTCTTGTTCTTCTTGTAGTCTTTGCCAGTTTTCCACCATAGCCTGAAGCTCTTCATCGGTCGCAGCAGCCATACCGGCAATGGCGTTTACACTGCCTTCGCTACCATCTGCAAAGCTCGCTATCACTTCTGATAGGCCGACGATATCGGAGCTCCGCTCACTTAGGCTATCGATATTAGCGGTGTAATTCTGCCAATAGGTTGTTTGACTTTCTAGGGCTTCATTGATAGTTGATGCCGAGATTTCAGCCACTTTGGCGGCCTCATCCCACAGTTCGTACTGTCCGGATATGCTTTCCATGGCGGCGTTATAGGCTTCCTTGTACTCGAAGGTCATGGTACGCAGCACTTCGGTTATTTCTTCTCCGGCTGCGGCTGCTGCCTCCTGTGCCTCTTGATAGCCTTGCAGGGCCTCTTCAAGCTCGGCGATGGCCTCTGCATTTTCTTTATACGCAGCACCGGTTTCTTCCATGGCGGCATTATACAGGTCCAACTGCTCTTTCGCAGCATCGACTGCGGCTTGCTCTTCTCTCGTGTATAGCCATGTACCCATGAGAGTGTACTCATACATTTCGACAGCATCTTTATGTGCCTGCCTCGCTAGGTCGTATTCTTCCTGAGCGATTTTGGCGTTATACTCCGCAGCTTCTTTTGCGCTCTTCAAAGCGTCATGCCTGCCGACACGGTCAACATAGTCGTCCCATTGCTGCTCAAGCTTTGCCTGAGCTGCCCTTGTATCCGCTATTGAGTCGAGGGCGTCTGTGAATTTGCTTGAAGAATTCACGACATCGTCATAGTTAAGTGCCAGCTCCGGCATTTGCTTATTGAGGGCTTCGATGATGGAAAGAATGGCCTGCTGATTTATCGTAGCTCCATCACTCGTAGAAGTGAGCTCCTTCAATTTTGAAATCAAAGCGGAAATGCCTTCACGCTCGGTCTCGATTTCCTCGTATGCTTCGGAGTGGGAGGTCGCCATTTCTCTATAACTGCTCATGAGGCTTTCGTGGACCTCTTTGTATTCAGTAAGCGATTGCTTGCCGACTTCATATTCAGCTGACAGATCTTCGATTTTCCAGCGCAGGGATTGAGCCTCATACGAGGTTTCTCCATAAAGCTTAGCCGCTTCCTCATACTCCGCATTGAGTTCTTGTAGGCGTATATACTGCTGCCTGGATGCTGCCGTAAGCTCCCACATTTCATCAAGCTGCTTTTTGCTTGATGCAGACCAGCTAACCGTAGCAGCTGTTAGAGCGGCAATCCCAAGTGTTGCTCCCGCTATTATGTTCACTCCCGGTATAGCTGATGTAAGGGCTGCGGAAACAACCGCTGCAACCTTCGTTATCGCTACATAGGCCGCAATACCTGCAGTCGCCGCGCCGATTACTCCGACAAACGCCGTAACCGCCTTTACGAGTTCCGGATTTTGTTCCACGAACTCAGTAACAGTTTTCAACACATCTGTTTCAGCTGCATACAATTCTTTCAATACCGGAGTATAGTTATCGCCTATGGCGATTTTCAAGTTGTTGTAGGCGCTTTGTTTCATAATTAGCTGGCTTTGCGTCGAGGCATATCTTTTTTCTGCCTCCGTAATGAGAGCCGTGTTTTCAGCCCATGCTCGTGATGATGTATCAAGTGTACTGTTGAGTAGATCTCCGGAGTTAGCCAGGGACAAAATCATTCTTTGCATACGGACTTCTGTTAGACCAAGATCAGATAAAGCGACAATCGCACTCTTGCCGTTGCGCTCTGCATCGTTCAAGCCCATAATAAAAGCCTGCAAGGCTCTTACGGCGTCTTCACCCCATGCGGTCTTAAACTCTGCGGCAGTCATGTTCGCAATACTGGCGATATTAGTCAGATCTTCGCCTGTTTCTACCGCCGTCATAAGTCTGGATATCAATTTATTCATTGACGAGGAGCCTGCCTGTGTTTCGATTCCGAGTGCAGTAACGGCAGCGGAAAGTCCGAGCATATCTGCTTCCGACATCTTTGCTAGCGACGCACTCGCCGCTATTCCTTGCGACATGTCAATTATTTTCTGCTCTGTAGTGGCATAGTGATTGCCGAGATCTACAAGCGAGCTTGCTAAATTGCCATAAAACCGAGGGTCCATCTGAGTGATTGTGGCAAATTGAGCAAGCATAGTTGCTCCGTACTGAGGTGTCATGGTGGTGGCTGTGGATAACATTGCCATTACTTCGGAAAAGTCCATAAGGTTTTCTTTTAATATTCCAAGCTGCCCCGCCGTTTCACCCATGTCAGTCAATTCGCCCGTCAAGATGGGTATCTCTGTAGAGAGCTCCTTGATTTCTTCCGACATTTTTGCGAATTCGTCCGCTGTTAAGTCTGTTGTCTTATCAACACTAATCATGCCGGACTCAAATATCATTGATGCTTCCGCAACGACTTCAAAGGAATCCTTTAACTCCTCCATTGCCTTAACAAGCCCCGTAGCAACTAAGGCTTCTCCTGCGGAAATAAAGGCATTCGAAGCTGCAGCTCCGAATTTCTGGGCTTTGTCCGCAGCCTCTTCCTGTTTTCTTTTTAGATCTTCTATCTCGTTGCCAAGTCTAGCCGATTCTCCGGATAGATCCGCCGTGTTGATTCCGGCATCTTGTAGCGCACTGCTCATCCGGTTAAGTTTTTCCGTATGGCTTTGCAGCGATGCCGACGCCTTATCTATTTGCTGCTGCTTTTGAAGCAGTTTATTTTCAAGTGCCGAGGAATATGTGCCGGTTTCCTGTATTTCCTTTTGGATGTTGTCGTATTGCTGTTGCAAAAGTTCAAGTTTCTTCCGGCTATTCTCGACGGCCACCTGCTGCTTTTGATAAGCAGAAATATCCGACTGCGTCTTGCCAAGGGCCGTAATTTCGTTCTGCATAGATATGATTGCATTTTGCGCAGTCTTAAATGTGCCTGAGTAGTTACTTCCTAGCTGAGCATTCAGCTGAAAAAGCATCTCATATTCTTTTCTCGTTGCCATGACGGCCCTCCTTTCTATTGTTCTGATACTAGGCGGTTATGATCCTTTATCCAGGCGTTAAGTTCCCGGAAGGTAAGGGATTGCCAAAAATCTATTGGCGTATGATAGGCTCTTGCCATTATCAAGTATTGAGTTCGAAGCCAACTGCCGCCATCACCGGTTATAACTCCGACTTTAATAAAAAAGACCGAGCGGCACTTCGGATTTTGTTGTAGTCTACAATTCTCATCTGCTCGAAAGCATCCGAGCCAATCGGCTCATTGCAAGCTCTCGCTGCAAATCGAATCAAGTATTCTCCGGAGAATTGCGGTACTATTACTGTCTTACCTAATATTTGCAGCTCGTTTTCGATTGCTAACCCGTCTTTTCCCGTAAGTTTATCCCAATCAAAAATCAACTCTTTGTATATTTTGCCTTGATACTCAAAAGGCTGCTTAAATTTGTGAACATAGGTATATTCACTTTGAGTTGCCTCTACCTTTGCAGCTTCAAACTCCTTTTCATCTATAAAATTTCCGACATCCTTAATTCCAGTGCTCATAACTTTCTCCTTTCTTTTCTGCGTAAAAAAATGCCCGGAGGATAATTCACTCCGGGCATTAAACTACTTTCCTAAAGCAGCTCTTACATCGGCCAGATAGTCAACCCCGTTAACTTCGTAAATGAAGTTGATTGGATCTACCTCTCTCTGCTTTACGCCGTCAATATAAGTTGCCCAATAGCGTACAGGATATTCTCCGGACGCATCTGCAGGGGATGCAGGGGCAATATTGCCGGCAGTCTCTACTTTAGGCCTGATGACAAGAAGGTGCTTAATTGATTGTATCTTCTTTGTGCCGGTTGCGACATCGTGTATCTGCTGCGCAACCCTCAAGTCTATGTTGTGCTCTCTCGGCTCAGATAGCTTGATGGCGTCTTCTGTAATAGTTCTAAATTCCAGTTTCAGCGACATGGTATCAAAGTGTCCCTGGATAGGCACTTCAATATTCCCCGCTATACCTGCCCCGGATATAGTCTGAGTAAGGGCAGTGAGATTGGGGAGGATGGCTCTGGCCGTTCCCATGTACTCTACGCCGTCTTCATATACAGCGAAGTTGATTACACTTTCGTCAATTTTAGGCATCTGCTATTCCTCCTTCCTACATTAGCGCCGACTCGACATACTTAATATCATACTCAAGCAGGAATTCCAGCTCTTGAAGTGGAGGCGGCGGGGTAATAAAAATGCGAGGCCTAATTATACCCATCATGAGATCGGTTAGTGGATTATCGCTCTCTCTAAGCTCTACCCTTGCTCCAAGCACATACTCCGCGCCGATGAGGCCATTAAGCCAGATGTTTGTAGCGTCGATAATAGAATCGACAAGCCTCCTTTTTGCGGGCTTACTGACTTTCTTCCAAAAAGTTTTTATCAAAGTGTTGCCTACCCAGGCAAACATTCTTGCTATAGGAATCATGAAGTTCTTCACATCTGTATCCATAGGATAGCAAGCAGTGTAGTTACCCCATGCCACAAATTCACCCATGAAACTAAATGCTGTGACAACACCAATTTCGTGAAGCGCATTGGCTTGTGAGTTCGTCAGGACAACCTCATCTCCATTATCGAGAATTACGGAGTCGCACTTCAACGCCTTATTTGACGGGCTCTCATAAGGGCAGCCATCATTATCCGTGTCGGTCGATGCGATTCTCCCGGCTAGCTGTGTTGAGAGATGGTAAACCTTATCCCCAAGCTTCAGCTTCGGCCAGCAAATAATTTGATTTTCATCGACAAAATTATTTGCAGCCTTTACTCCCGCAACCGCATCGTAGGTAGTTGCTCCGCCGGCCGCCTTAGTGCTTATATCTATGAGGGCCTTAGCTTTAAACATTCCGTTTATGCTGCTTGCCTTAGCTGTAATGGCAGCTGCAGTCGCTGCCTCCATAGAGTAGCCGGGAGAGCACACAAGATCCGGCACGATGCCGAGTGTACCCATGCACAGATCTATGGATTCCATGCCAGTTGCAACAACCGTGCCAGTTACCGCATCCGGCTTCACTTTCGTATAAGCGATATTGAGCTTTGTCTGTGTATAGCCCGCTCCGTCCGGCAGAACCTCTATATAGCACTTGTCACCCTGATAGATTACGGCATAGTCCGTATCCTTTACCAAGGCGTCTCCGGCGCCTCCCCCCTTTTTCACTACCAAAGTATCATCGTTGATAGCCTCGAAAGGCAAGGCCGCCCTATGATTTACAACATCGATATCCGCTGCTGCTACGCTTTGAACCATAGTTGCGTTGGCGGGATCAAGTAGATTTACGAAAATTACCGGCTGCTTTTGGAAACGATTAAAGTGCGAGTCCATAAACTCGCAGAGATTGTATTTTACCCAGTCATCTGAATAGCCTAGCTTGGCCTTAGCATCGTCAAAACTTATACAGAGAATCGGGCGCTTAATTTTTGCGGGATTCTCTGCAGCCTGAATAGGTGCTGCGCCAATGACAAATGGAATGCCGGATTCTGCTACCACAGGAACGCTGACACTTGTACTTTGTTCAGAGACATATACTCCATGTCTTGCCATCTGAAATTCCTCCTTCTTAACTTCTAATACCGGCTACCAACTTGCTGTAATACATGTGAAGTGGAGTTCCGGCAGTTTTAACTTTTATTCGATCTTCTGCGAGAGATTTGTCAGTTACAATTAACTTTGCAATCAGAGGAAATCTCTCAATCTGTTTCTCAAGCTGCTTTTCTACCTTGTGCTTCGGCCCGTTATAAATGGTGTTAGCTTGAATTACACCCCTGATACTCGGGCCGATATACATACAAAAAGAAGCCGGTTTTTCCGCAGGTTTCTTTGGAGCTTCGACTTCTTTTTCCTTAACAATAACTTTTTTTTCTTCCGCAGAATTTTTATCTACAGCCATTGTGCCACCTCCCTTTTTATGGCCGGAACTTTCCATGTGCTTACCATTTCTCCGACATAGTACGGAGCGGTATCTTCCGGATAGACGAGCGTTTCAAGTCCCGCTCCTAAATCCAGCTCGAATACTCCGCCTATTATTCTTCCTCTAAGAAGGCTTATTCGTAACCGTTCCATGAGGTTTATCAGCATCAAAGAACCTTCCTCCTCGTTGTCACAGTACACACAAAAAATAGACCGAATAACCGCTGATGATTTCTCGTTCTCGCCTTCATTCTGGTCGTCCCTACCGTTGATAAGTTGATGGATGATATAAGGCGCCTTCTTTTGCGCTGCCGTACTATCGGGTAGGCGCATCAGATATATTTCAGCAGCACGATATTCTTGTTCTTTGTCGCCTTTTTGCATGCGAATGGGCATGATGAGATCTTTGACCGCTTCTTGACTATGTTCCTTTAGCTGTTCAAGCAAAACTATGCGATTCATCTTCTTTTACCTCCCCAGCCATTCAATACTCTAGTTATTTCATGCTCAAGCCGACGGTCAAAAGTTTCGGCTATAGTGGCTTCCATCTTTTTAATCACAGTTTCGTTCTCCATCATGTGAGCGGCGGAAGGTCCGTATTTTTTCTCTACCGGGAATCTTTCAGCGCCAATACGCTCATAGACTCCAATCGGGCCAAAAACTCTCTCTGCAAAAGCGTGCCGCAAGAGCGTAGCAGCTCCTTCTCTTTTTACTTGCGTTTGCAGTAATCCATTCTTCGCATACCTTGTTCGGAATACCAGAAGAGGGAGGACATTTCCAGCAAAGCTTATGCTCATGGAAACAACTCCTCCCGCCTCGCTTCTGATGTGTGACTTTTGATGAACATTTCTCATGAAATCGCTCTTTTTTATGGTGTACTCTTCGGCTGCGAAGCGACCGGCACTCGTCTTAGCCATATTGCCGGCTCTATTCAAAGCTCCGTATGTCGCTTTCCAAATGCCACCTGGCACACCTGCAAGAATTTTGTTTACTCGATCTAAACTCTCAGCGCCAACTTCTGCTACTTTTATCATCATTCGTCAATCGCCTCCAGTTCTATTCGAAGCATCCCCATATTGTCTTTTGAGGATGCTACATAATACTCCATGAAAAAATCCCCATCCTTTTTCTTGTTGTTAATTTTAATTTTCATGCCCTTTTCGGGCTCAACGCCGCCAAGGTCGGATGCGGCAATATGCGCAACGGCTGTTATAAGGTAGAGTCCCTGTGCATGATCCCAAACTAACTGACGCCGTTTTTCCTGTTTTACCTTTATCAATATGACGGGTATATCCTTGTAGGTTTTCCCATCATAAATGACAGTATGAGGCTCGGCAAACTCATCGTTGTTTTGAAACACATCTTTTATATCGGCCTCTACCATGCCCTTGAAGCCGCTCATGCTATAATGGTATCGTCAGGGTTGAAATTGAGCGGGTCGCTAGGGTCTTCGTTGTTTTC